ATGCTTGACTTTCAAGACAGAAAAATGATTGAAAAAATGTATATGTCTGGGGCGCATGTTTTTGATATTGCCGAAGCGTTAGGCGTTCATCAAAGTACGGTATACCGCGAACTCGAAAGAGGGCGAACGGGAAGAATTGTGAACGGCAAGCGAGCTTATAACCCCGACGTGGCGCAGAAGATTATAGACCATAATTTGAAAACAAAAGGCCGGAAGGGAGCGAGAGTACAAGGTATTTAAAAATATAGGACAAGAAATGAGTATTGCGAGTTATGCCGTGAAAGTTAATTCGGCGGGATGCCACCACTGCCCACACTAAACCCTTACGGTTTTTGTGCGAACGGTTGTCCGACCGCCAACAGTGCTACGAGTAGTAACCGTGGCGGTACGTCCGTTAACTCGGACGCGGGACGACACCCTGACGGGTACACGCTTAATGCGAATCGCCATATACTTGTCCTCCTTTGTACCATATTTGGGCTTATGGCCCTCGCCTATAGCCAACAGCCACAAGGTACAAGCGGCAGCAATTCCCGCCGAAACTGTATTAAATAAAAGGAACGGGGCGGAGACAAAATTTCTGGCGTTAGGCTGAAATTCAGCGTTATCAAGAGAATCGCCTCCCTTCCGTCTCCGTTATGGAGGCACCTAAAGTATACGGCAATCACGGCATAACTGGCAATACTGGAGATAAACGGAATTGGGTAAGAAAGGAGTAAGAGTGATGCTTATTCAAAATATTCGTAGCTTTTTTCATAAATTGCGGAGCGCATGGCATGATCCTCAATCCATTTTTTATCCTGAACCTCAATCTGCGGAAGAATGCACACGCGTTTTCCCCGAGAGGTTAAGAGGGAAAGTGCCGCCCGAGAAGTGGTTTTCTTTTTGGAAAGAGGAAGTTGAAATGCGCGCAACACATAAGGAGGTTTGCGTACCGAATGATTTTCCGTTTCGAGAAGGCGACGCAGTAACGAAGATAAATGCTGGCTTTGAAACGATAGGATCATATCTCTGGATTCGTAGGGAGCAAACATTAAGGGAAGTCGCTGAACAAAGGGGATATGTTTTACCTGAATTCTGGGACGATCAAGCGTAACGTTGAAAACGACATCGGATTTTCTTGCTGAATGTTCATTACAAGATAATTCTGCGGAAAATAGCGAGAATGGTAAGGATGATTTGTTTGAAAGCATGATGTAAAGAAATAAAAAACCATCATTTTTGGGGCTGAAAATGATAGTTGATTCCTCAACCTTAATTCTAAGAATGTTTCTCCGAACGGCCGATATTGCTAATACAACGGAAAGGATAAAAGCGGCTAAAGCAATGATAGAAGAAACTGCATCGTTAGAAAAGAAAGCCCATAAATACTCAAACATCGAATCCCCCCTAATATTTAAATATTACCACAGGGTAACAGAGAGGGCAAGAAAGGAGTAAGACAATGAAAAAACGACAACCATTCAACGCAGAAACGGCACTTCGGATTTATTACGCCTATCCAAACGAAATAGGAAACACAGAACTCAAAGAATTGTTTAACGTTTCGGGCAGTTCGACGGTAGCGGCTATAAAGAAAGCGGTCCGCAAGCTGATGGCAGAAAAGGAAATCAAGGTTTGGAATCCAAGGAACGTCGACACCAAAACGGTGTATGAGTATGCGGGAATCGACATTGCGGCGGTCGAGAGGAGCTATTTGAAGATGAAGAAGCTGGGATTGGAGGCACAGGCATGAAGATGATCGCAGAAGCGCTGATCCTCATGCTGATACTGACGCTTGCGGGATATGGGCTGTGGAGGCTGCGGCTCATGATCCTATGGGCGTGGAGGAAGCGGAGGGCGCGGAAATATGAGAAAGAGAGGAGAAAGAGCGGTGCAGTACAAAATATGCGGCGGGTGTGACAACCATTGCAGTCTCGACCCGGGCGAAAAGCCGTGTAAAGAAAAATCCGCTGTCAGACGGGAATCTAAACAAGCGGATAATCCGAGAAAAACTCTTGCCTATAGTATAGGCGCGGAAAGGAGCATTGTCAAATGAAATTCAAAGTAGGGGATCGAGTAAGGGTAAAAGAGGGGCTTATAAGCAATAAATCATACGACGGTATTCGCTTTGCGCCAGAAATGCAGGAATATTGCGGAAAAAAATATATAGCCGAAAGCTTTGTCACTGGAAATCGTGTGTGGCGGTTGGAAGGTATCGAGCATTGGGTCTTTAGCGACGAAATGCTTGAACCTGCGCCGTTCGGAAAGTCGGATTTAAAGACGGGTATGCAGGTGCGCACTAATGCAGGTGGGCTATATATGGTTTTGGAAAACATCGATACGAAGGTCTACGGAAAACAGCAATTTATATTAGCAAATTTTGAGGGAGGATTCCTGTGCGGCAGCGATTACGACGATGAACTCAAACATGCTGACCATAGCAAATATGACATTGCAAAAGTATATGATGTACCCGTCACTGGCTCGATTTTGAAACCACTCCGTTGCGCTGCACCTATTTGGAAACGCGAGGAAGAGCCTATAGAAATAACGGTCAAAGAGATCGCGGATTGGAAAGGCGTATCACCAGAGCGGATCAGAATAAGGGAGGACTGACGATGCATATCAGAGAGATCAAGCAGCAGCTTTTGAACGGCGCGCAGCGTGTCGTGTGGGATAACAAGATCGCGTTCCCAACCTATAAAAATAAAAAATTAGTCGGAGCAGATATCTTCGAGGAAAAGCCGGGTGAGCTTAAGATGTGGAAGCGGGTGACGTTCTCATGATGCACATTGCGGACGCGCCATATATCCAGAACTATATGGGTACGGGAGAAGAATATCCGGGGCCTTACAGCCCTGAGCTCGAGCGTTTAGAGGAACGGCTTGAAATGCTCCAAAACGAGCGGGAGGATATCAAAGCTCTTGAATGCCTGCCGGAAGAAGATAAAGCAGACCTGCTCAAATTTTATGACTGCAAGATTGAAGCTTGCCTGTCGGAAATAGAAAATCGGGAGGGAAAACATGCTTAAACCATATAATGAAATGCGGAAGATAGACGTTCTTCCGTTTTGCGAAGTCAAAGAGGGAAAAGACGACAAAGGAAAAGTAATAGATATCCCTTATCTTAACTGGGCAAAATGTGTAGATCTGCTGCATGAGAACGGCGCGGAAAAAGCATACTTTATCCCACGAAAAGCAGAAAGCGGTAGCTACCTTTTCGAGAGCCGCGAGGTTTCCAATAAAGACGGAAGAAAAACAGGATGTTATTTTGTCTCGGTGAAAATTGTGATCGACGATCAGGAATATTTCATGGACGCGCCGCTTATGAATGGGAATCTTGTAGTCTACGATGATACGCTTAACCAACTACGAATTGCGAACGCTCATGCGCGCGCGTTTGTAAAAGGCGTTGCGATCTATACAGGTCTTGGATTTGACCTTTGGGTAAAGCATGGTGACGATGACACAAGCGCGCCGTCTGATGATTTGAGCATCCACAGTATTTCAGCGATCAAAAAGCGCGTTGAGGAGTTGATCACAATAAAGCTTCAGAACGGAATGACGCAAAAAGACCTTTTATCCGGGTTGGGACTGAACCAAAGACAGTTTGACGATCTTATGAAGAGTTTTGGCCGCATTGCAGGATTTGAAAAGGCGCTGAAAAAACTATGATCGCATCGCAAGACCGTTCCGGGTGGTTTGGAGCCTCCGACACTTCCATGATCATGGGGAACTGGAATACAAAAACATTCGCCCGATTTTGGGCGGAAAAGCTCGGTTTTGTGCGAAGTACATTTGTAAATCGAGCGATGCTTGCCGGAACTTATTATGAACACCCGATCCTTAAGGCGATTGGCGTTAAGCAAATGGACAGACAAATCAGGATCAGGCGGCTGCGGCTCCGTGTTAATCTCGACGGCGAAACAAAAAGAATGATACACGAGGTTAAAACGCATAGTGCGGAAACATTCGTTATATCTAAATCATATTGGCAGCAATGCCAAGTAGAAATGTTTGCGGCAGGCAAGGCATGTGAGATCGTATCCTATCGGCTGTTACCTGATGACTATACTAATTTCTTTAATCCAATCGATATACAGCGGATAGGGCGGCATCCGATAGAAAGAGACGATGCGTTTATTGAAAGATATTTGGATAGACTTGAATACCTAAGTACATGCTTGAAAAATGGGAGGTTTCCTGATGGAGATCATCAACGGCAAGATAACCGGATATGACGAGCGGGCCGGGGTGCTGCGCATCGAAGCCCCGTACACGAATTATGACCGTATGACGCTGCGGCAGTATGGCGAGGTCGAGATCGGCCTTGCCGACGGACGCAGGATAACGCCGGAGCAGCGGAAGAAAGCGCACGCGCTGATCGGAGAGATCGCGGAGTGGTGCGGAGACCTGCCGGACTATGTGAAGCGGCTTATGAAAATGGAGTTTATCGTAAACAGGCTTGAGGGCTTGGAGAAAAACATATTTAGCCTTGCGGATTGCGACATCACCACGGCGCGGGAATTTATAACCTACCTTGTGGATTTCATTCTTGAGCACGATATACCCGTCAAGGTTCCGCTCGTATCGCTCTGCGACGATATAGAGAAATATGTATATTCCTGCCTGATGCACAAACGTTGTGCTGTGTGCGGCAGAAAACCCGTTGACCTCCACCATGTAGACAAAATAGGAATGGGGCGTAACAGGGACACGATCTTTCAGCTTGGCATGAGGGTGCTCCCGCTTCATCGAATCTACCATGCGGAAGCGGAAAGTACGCCGCGGGATGCGTTTTTGGAAAAATATCATCTTGTCGGAATCCCGCTTACGGTAGAGATCGGCAAAGTTTACGGGCTTACCAAAAAGAATCTGGGGGCATAGCAATGACGGCAGAGGAAGCAAGAGTATATGACGCGATACCGATAGGGCAAAAGAATGCGGTTAAGCTCCGCGACCTATGCGCAGAGCTCGGCTATCCGCTTGATGGGAGGCTGCTTCGCGAGGTTTTTGAAAGGCTTATTTACGCCGATCATCCGGTGTGCAATTTGCGGAGCGGATACTTCCGCCCGGAAACACGGCGGGAACTGGAAGCGTATCTTGCGATCATACGGTCGTATAAATGTAAGTTTGGAAAGAAAGAATACAGGCTGAACAAGGCACTGGAGCATTTTGATACGGTTCCTATGGATTTACCGGAGAACGGATTGAAACAGCGCCGTAGGAATTTACAGAAAGCGAGAGAGCATATATGAATAAAGCGATATTGGTTGGAAATTTAACGAGAGACCCGGAGATGAGGACGACGCCAAACGGCGTTTCCGTGACGAGCTTCACGGTCGCGGTAAACCGCAGGTACAAGTCGCAGGACGCACAGCAGCAGCCGAGCGTGGACGATCTGTTCGCGGAGGAGTTGTCGGACTTCCAACTGGCTGAAGACGTGGAATTACCGTTTTAGATAATACGGCGCAAGCCTGTTATACAAATTCTCCGTGGAGCCTATACGGATAGTCGGATGGGGTAGGAGCTCCTGAACGATCCCCCCGGAAAGCGCCCCGGTAATAGTGGGCGAGCCAAATGCCCAAGCAGCGCTGAAAGTCAAGGCTGACAGCCCGGAAAGACGGACAATAACAAAGCGAAGTCCGCGCCTCACATTGCCATCACCTCCAATTTTTCGTGGGGCGCGGATAGATTAAAGAAAGGATAGAATTATGGGCTGCGATATACATATTTATACAGAAGCAAATATTACTGTTAATGGTAAAGAAAAATGGTGGAATGTTGATGATTGGAGGCTGAATCCTTATTTTGGAGAAGATTATGAGCCAGAATATTCGCATAAATCAGTATATTCCGGTAGAAATTATGAATTATTTGCATACATTGCTAACGTTAGAAATTATGGAGAGGTAGAAAGTGCTGGATTTGATCGAGGATTACCCGAGAATGTTAGCGAGGCTGTTAAAAGAGAATTTGACTGGTGGGAGTATGATGCACATACTCCCGGATGGTGTACTTTAGCGGAGCTTAAGAAATTATCACGAAAAACACTCACTACAAAAAGACAAGGGTATGTTGCTAAAGAAGAAGCGAAAAATTTTAAGGAAAATGGAACTCTACCTACTGCATGGGCTCAAGGAGTAAGTAATAAAGAAAATTATGAATGGCTTAAATGGGAAGATAAATGCAATTGCTTTGACAGCCTTATAGAAAATCTTGATGAACGAAAAAGAGAGGTTTTTTGGATTTTTGATAAGGAACGCGACGATAACAGTATGGATGATAAAATTCGAATAATATTTTGGTTTGATAATTGAGGGATACAATGAAAGACAGCTTTATTATGCAAACTAAATACGAGAAACATTTTCGACGCCTCGGAGAAAAACGCGGATATATGCTTCTAATGGCAATTTTTGAATACGAGCAGACGCGGATCATTCCAGAGCTTAATGAATCGATCGAGGACGCATTTTACTTTATCAAGGACGATCTCGACAAGGCATACGAGAATTACCAAAAGGCAGTTGACCGCAACAAGGCAAACGGCAGCAAGGGCGGGAGGCCGAAAACCGAAAAAACCCAAGAAAACCCAAAAAACCCAGCGGGTTTTCCAAAACCCAAAAAAGCCGATAGTGAATGTGGTAGTGATAGTGATATATCTGCTGACGCAGATATAAGCGCGCGTGCGCGCGGGGAGCAGCCACAGCGGGAATGTATCCGGTTTTATGAAGATAATATTGGGGCCATTACCCCGTCCATCGTGAAAGAGGCCGAATCTTTCATTCGGGACGACGACATGGAGGACGCTGTTATCGTCATGGCTTTGAAAGAATCCGTTGATGCAGGAGCAAAAAACTGGAAGTATACAAAGGCCGTACTTTCTTCATGGCTTGAAAAGGGCGTTAAGACGCAAGGCAAGGCGAAAGCCGCGCTTACAGAGTTTAAAAACCGTGTGCGGGGAAAGCCAAAGGACACGGCGGAGCGGAGCTATACGGCAGAGGATAAAGAGAAACAGAGGAGGGCCGCGCTTGCGGACATGGAGAAATTAGCAAATGGAATTTGAAATACCGTTCCGGCTTCCGGGGCTGAATGAATATATTAAGGCCTGCAAAGGGAACAAGTATCATGCGGCAGCGATCAAGAGATATACGGAGCGGGATATAGCGCTGTGCGTGAAAGGAAGAGTAACAGAGCCTGTCCATGTAACGTTTGTATGGCTTGAACCAAACTACAGGCGCGACAAAGACAATGTCTGTTTCGCAAAGAAATTCATTCTGGACGCTTTGCAAAAGAAAGGTGTACTGCCAAACGACAACAACCGTTGGATCACAGGCTTTACAGACGAATTTGTCTATGGAGAGGGCGAGGGCGTGATCGTGACGCTTGAGCCGGATCAGATTTTAGTGGAGACGAGATGACAGACAGTGAAATGGCGGGGAACGCCGCTGAAATGGCGGTTATTCCGGATTTAGAGGACAATACCGCGAAATACTACACGACAAAAAAATACATGAAGAAATGCGTAGTGTGCGGAAGGATATTCTATGCGACGGCAGACTGGGCGTACAAGATTGAGGGAAAAAGCAAGTGGTTCTGCTGTTATACGCACTATGTACAGGGCGGCGGCGACGGCGGCATGGACAGGGTCAAAGGAAAACGGAAGAGATCGCGGAGGTATGGTTCAATGGCTGAAAAGATAAGCCCGCTCATAGAGCTTCTGAACAGAAAGGACGCAGAGATCGCGAAGCTGAAAGAGGAGCTTGTGGGAGCGCGGGAGGAGATAGTGATGCTACACAAAAATTTATCTCCCGAAGAACAGGCGATGATGCGCGCGGCAATGGATCGGGCGTTTGAGGAGGAAAGGAAATGAGATTGAAATATCAAAACGGATTCATATTCGAAGGTCATACATTCGTCGTGGATAAATCCGACATACGAAATGCGAAAGATGAGCAGTTTGTGGAAGGAGTGGCACTCTTGCCGGAGGTACATGGGCGGTGGATATACGTGCCAAAAGAAACTGATGAAGGCTGTGATACATGGCGGTGCAGTGTTTGCGGTGCGCGTTTCGTAACTGAGTTTGGGTTTGAGGAGCAAAGTTTTTGCACAGAGTGTGGGGCGGAGATGGACGGAGGAGAGGGAGAATGAAATCAAATGATACTATTTCTGTGATAGAAAAATTAGTATTCGTGTACGAAAACTTAAATATTTTAAACAACGAATTCATTAGGGAACATTTAGATTTTGCAATAAAATCCATAAAAAATATGGAAAAAGAATTTGCGGCATATAAGCAGGCAAAGAGCGATGGACGGCTTGTGGTGCTGCCGTGCACCGCAGGAAACACGGTGTGGGTATTGGACCGGGACGGAGCGCCACGGGAAATGATATTGGATGAACCTGATATACGGTGTCATTGCAAAAAAGAGGACAATTTATGTATGGCATTATGTGACGCGAAAAATACAGGAGTATGCGCTTATCGTTTAAAAAATGATGGATCAGACCTTGGCAAAAAAATATTTCTCACCCGCGAAGCAGCCGAGGCAGCGCTTTCAGAAATGGGGGAGCAGGAATGACACGCAAAACCAAAACAGCGCTTAAGATCATCGGCACGGCGATATTAGCCCTCATGGTGCTTACGCTGATCGCGAGAGGGGCGGGGTGAGAAGATGACGGTAACAGAACTAAATCATACAGATGAAAAAAGAAAAGAGACGGCGCAGCAGCTCGGAATATCCGAAGCGCAGTTGGAGACGATCTATAAACAAATAAAAGAGGCGAAGCCATTATATCATTACGGGTACGACTGTGATCGGATATTGGCTTATATCAATAAAAATGCCGGACGAATAACGATTTGAGATTGGAGGAACGAAATGAAAGAACTGAAAGAGGCGGTAAAAGTGCTGATGCACGAGGAATACGAGAGAGCGGCGGAGAGATTCGGGGAGAAATTCAACAGCCCGCATGAAGCGTATGCGGTGATTAAAGAGGAAGTGGAAGAAGCGCAAAAAGAAATGAGGTATACATTAGGCCAAACGGAAGTATATTGGATCAGAATAAAGGAAAACAGGATAACGGACGGTACGCTTGAAGTGATTGAAGAGCGCGCTCTAAACGCCGCCTGCGAGTGCATACAGGTTGCGGCTATAGCGTATAAGGCGAGGAAGTAAGAACTGTTATGAATGAAATGTCGAATATTGAAGGACTCGATGAACAATTGAGGAGTAAACATAAAACGGAATTTGGAATACTTTATCCATGCGGATATTTGGACTATTGCGACTATTGCGATTGGGACGATAGGGATTACCCATGCGCAAAGGCTAAGTTAAGAATGGAGAACGAGGCATGACCAGAGACGATACCCGCGCCAAAGGCGCGAAGAAGCACGAGGAAACAAATTACGAGCGGTATTTTTCTACGCCCCAAAAGGCGGCAAAATCAATAGTAACACTATCAGAGATGTGTGTGGATTTTTGCCTGAATAAATGCGACGACTATGACAGCATTACTGACGAAAAGTGCGAAAAATGCGCGCTCGAATGGCTTATGCGTCCTGCGGAGGAATGATATGTGGAAGAAAATCGCGTTTACATTACTGATCGTGTTAGCTTTGATCATGATGACCTCCTGTTCGGACTCGATCAATGAGGGGGATGTCTACGATAAGGAGTTTAAACCAGAATATACGACAGTATCGGTTCTGCCAATGACAATAAGCAATGGAAAAACGGTAACCACAATTATGGTACCATACGCCATTCACTACCCGGATAGATGGGTGATCTACATAAAGGCTTACGATGAAGAGACGTGTAAGTGGATCAATGAAGATTTTTATGTATCAGAAGAAGTTTATGACAGCGTAAATATTGGTGACTATTTCGTATTTGATGAAGACATGGGAACTCGTGATGAACCGTATACTAAAACAAGAAAGTGAATAGGGAATGAGAAGAAAACGATTTATAAGGTTACTTATGGCAAATGGGTATCAACGGAATCAGGCAAACGAAATTGCAAAAAGCGTACAGGATATATGTGCGAAACGATCATATGATTCGATATGGAATGATCCTGTCTTTCGGCTTTCATATATATTTATATTTGGAGTATGCAAATATCTTGCAAAATTAAGAACTGCGGCGGATCGTGTTTCTGATGCTGCCAAAAATATGACACAACAGATAAGGCCATAGAAGTGGCAAAACAGAAAGAGCGGCATAGAGCCGCCCAATCTGTGTCTATAACGATTCGCTGAATTTATTATATCACAGGGAGGGCGGTTTGTGCAGACAAAATATAAAATAGACCGGGACACGCGGACGCTTATCTTGAAATATATCCGTAAATATGATGAATACCGGAAATGGTACGAATGTGAGCGCGACAGGATTCTCTATCCAAGTCCGAAACAAGCGGACGGTATGCCGGGGAGCGGAAAGTTAAGCGATCCTACGCTTTCATCGGCGGAGAGGTTAGAATTTCTTGAAAAGGAACATAAGTCAAGAGTAATAAGGGCGATCGATCAGGCGCGGCACATGATAGGGACGGACATAAGCCAAACGTTGGAGCAGGAAGAGACACTTCGGCGGTGTATTTGGCTTTCCTGCCTCAATGCAAGGGAATATCCGTTTGAGGCATTTGACGGACTTATATTTGTATCGAGGAGACAATTTTATAGATACAAGAATCAGTTTATGAACGATATAAAATATTTGCTTGGATTGTAAAGTTGGCACTGGGCGTCCAAACTGTGGCTTATAATAATAGTGTAGAATTATAGCCGCAACGAGGTGGAACCACTTTCAAGGTGCAAAAATCCACAAGGAACACCTTATAAGATTCCCTGCAGGGAATTGAGAAAGTCACGTGAAAGCGGGTAGGCGCATACCGCTATAATCAGACGGCATTTGGGAAGCTGTCGAGTGCCAGCGGGAACAGCCGTGCGCCCAAGCTGGCTGATACCCGAAAAAACCAAGCCGTAGGTTTCCTACACAGATAAGAGCAGGTTTTAGAGCGGAATAGGATTAAATGATTGCCGCTTGCCCGCAGCGACGAATAAATAGCGGGCTTGAAACAAGGCGGTATAGCCGCAACGATATAAAGTGATCGCGTTGTGCATGCTTGCGGGGCGCACAACCCTTAAAGACTCCTTAGGGTGTCTTTTTGTTTTGGAAAGAGAAATTGGGAAATGAACAAATGCTTATCTAAAAAAGCGCTTCAAATACTGGAAGAGGAGCGGATATTTAAGATAAGAGAAGAGAGTGGAAAGTATTTCATCATAGAAAACTGTGATGAATATTTTTCATTAGAACTCACACCGGATATATGCAGGGGATTGATGGAGGCATTCAGTAAGATATGCGACATTTTAGAGTAGAGAAGTATAACCCGGAGCATTATATAGATTTGACCGCCGCAATCGCGGTTTCAAGAGCAGACCGAAGAAAGACGATTGCGTTTGTGGCACGAGGCGGGAGTTATCGCATCGGAGATATTTATCGGTTTGAGTGGAAGAATGGGGTGCTTCATATATGGGAATACAAATGACGACAAAGAGAAGAGAATTTCTACTAAAGCTTGGATTCTTTCCGGTAACTGATGACTTCTGGTATGGAGCAGATGAACCGTATGCGGCCGGTAAATTTACATGGGCATTTAGAATGCCGTTAAGTCCAAATAGGATAATGCCGTTTAGTGAAGGCTATTTTGAAAAGCACACGGACGAAGAATTACAAAAAACAGCAATGGATCTGCTTTTACGTAAATGGTGAACTACAACGGGATTCGATGGAAGAACGTCAGGGCGGCAGTGCTGCGGCGTGATGAATATCTATGCCAAGAGTGTAAACGGTATGGCAAGAGCACAGAAGCAACTACTGTCCATCATATACTGCCTGCAGATGAATGCGCAGGAGAATATGAACGATTCCAGTATAACAGCCGCAACCTTATATCGCTATGCCGGAAGTGCCATGAGCGGATGCACATAAGGAACAGCCGGGAGTTGAGCGAAGCAGGGGAAAGGCTATTGAGACGCAAAAGGATATTGAGGACGACAGAGGAATAACGACAACTTACGGGATAAGAAGGAGAAAGTCATGATAAGCAGAGCAGAGTTTGCAAATAGCAGAAGTGGGCGTAATGAAGCTAAAAGGCGCAGAAACGCCAAGACATGCAAATGGATCATTACTGTATCTTACTTTTTTATCGGTATATGCGCCTATTATGCGTGCATACGCTTAATACTTAATTCATGTGATGATGTTTTAAGCTGGATGGGAACGGCTGCAGCAGGAAATTTAATTCTTTGTGCCGCGATAGAAAATATTATGCGCCCATATACTGACAGGAATAAATCATCGCCCCCCCTCATTTAGATTTTTCGGAAGAGCCGCGGGATACCGGGGAGAGGGAAACATTTCCAATAGAGCGCTAAATGACAGGCTTGTGGTAAATCTATGACAAAAAAAGACAAGATAGAGAAAATAACCAAATATAAGACCGCCGCGCGGGAATCTGTCGTGCAGGATATGAAGCGGCTCGGAGTATATAAACCGGAGTTCGATGGGATCATCGATCTGTATGCGGATATGGTCGCGCAGTACAATCTCGCGTGGGAAGAGTTTTTACAGGGCGGCTGTAACGCAGAGTGTAAAACAAAAGCCGGAGGCGTGAGAAAAACGGCGGCGGTAACCACAATGGAGGAATTAAGGCGGCAAATTGGCGCATATGCAGACAGATTGTGTATCACGCCGAAAACGCAGAGCGCAGGAGAAAAGAAAGCAGGGAGCAAGCTTGAAAAAGTCTTTGCTGAGATCACGCAACTTCAAGGAAGCGTATGAATACGCAAAGGGGGTAGCGGACGGAAGCATCATAGCAAATAAATATAGGGTCAAGTGCTGTCAAAGATTTCTTGACGATCTGGAAAACGAAGAATATGATTTCCGGCTGCATGATGCGGAAACAGTCGTCATGATAATCGAAAGGACGTTTGTGCATAAGCAGGGGCAGAAGCTGGATGGTTCACCGTTACGCGGTGAGCCTTTTTTATTGGAGCCGTTCCATAAATTTATTATTTTTAATCTGCTTGGATTTTTCAAAGCCGGAACGAATATCAGACGGTTCAAGGAAGCCTTTATATATATCCCGCGTAAGAACATAAAAACGAGCTTTGCGGCCGCGCTTGCATGGGCTATATCGCTTTTGGAAATGCGGAGCGGCTCAAAATGTTATATCGTAGGCGCCGCGCTCAAGCAGGCGCTTGAAAGCTTTGATTTTATCCTGTTCAACGTACGCCAGATGGGGGAAGAGGAAAACTTCCGCATTCTGGACAACAATCAGGAGCACACGATCTCACGGGAATTTGAAAACGGCTCCATATATATTCAGGCTCTTGCGGCGAACCCGGACAAGCAGGATTCGCTGAACTGTAATATTGCGATAGCGGACGAGATGCACGCATATAAGAACGCGAAGCAGTACGACATCATCAAGGAGGCGATGAAAGCCTATACGAACAAGCTGATGATCGGGATCACGACAGCCGGAGATGATATGAACTCCTTTTGCTATAATCGGCTGCAGTATTGCAAAAAGATACTCGATGGAACGGCAGAGAATGATTCATACTTTGTCTTTTTATGCGAAGCTGATGCGGACGAAAACGGGGATATAGATTTTACGAGCGCGAGGGTGCAGCAGATGGCGAATCCGGCTTACGGCGTGAGTATAAGGCCGGATGATATCATGAACGACGCGATGATCGCGCTGAATGACCCGCAGATGCGGAAAGACTTTTTATCAAAGTCGCTCAACGTTTACACGGCATCGACAAAGGCGTATTTCAATATCGAAGAATTCAGAAACTCGGATGTGGGATATAACTGGACGCTCGATGAGCTTGCGCAGCTTCCGGTGGAATGGTACGGCGGCGCCGACCTTTCAAAACTGCACGATCTCACGGCAGCCGCGTTATACGGAACCTATCAAGATGTAGATATCATCATATCACACGCATGGTTCCCAATCGTGGCCGCACGGTTGAAAGCGGAAGAAGATAACATCCCGCTCTTTGGGTGGAAAGACGACGGCTGGCTGGATATGTGCAACAGCGCGACGGTCAATCATGCCGATGTGGTGAAATGGTTTGTGGATATGCGGAAAAAGGGTTTTCGCATCAAGCAGATAGGACACGACCGAAAATTTTGCCGTGAGTATTTTATCGGGATGAAAAAGGCCAACTTCAAGACGATAGATCAGCCGCAGTATTTTTATAAAAAATCGCAGGGCTTCCGGCATATAGAGGAAAAAGCAAAAAACAAAAAGCTGTATTATCTGCACTCGGAAGCCTTTGAATATTGCGTGCAGAACGTCCACGCGATCGAAAAAACGGACGACATGATACAGTACGAAAAAGTGATGCCAACGCAGCGGATCGATATATTTGACGCCGCTGTTTTTGCGTGCGTAAGATATCTGGAAAATCTGGAGCAGCGCGCGCAGCTAAAACAATGGCTGAAAAAAGGAGAGTAGGCATGGGAATCTTACAGAAATTCATGGGTAAATTCAGGACAAGAGCGGAGCCGAAGCAGGTGACGGTAGGGCTTGCGGATTTCGAAAATCTTGCCTGTATGGGATATACACGGCTCTCGGATAATCCGGAGGTAAGGATATGCGTTGACCTCATATCCGACCTTGTATCAAACATGACGATCTATTTGATGCGGAACACAGAGCAGGGGGATGTGAGGATAAAAAACGGGCTTTCCCGAAAGCTGGATATTGAGCCGTACACGAATATGACAAAAAAAGACTGGCTGTATAACATCGTTCATACGATGCTGCTTGAGGGGAACGGAAACGCTTTCGTGCTTCCGAAGATACGCAGAACGGGCGGTGATTCGTATATCGCGAATCTGAAACCGATGCAGCCATTCATGACGTCGATCATACAACGCATAGACGATTATTCGGTCACCTATGGCGGAAGAATTTATAGCCCGGATGATGTGCTTCACTTTGTGCTGAGCCCTGACCCGGACTATCCGTACATGGGGCGGGGGTACAGGATCACGCTGTCGGACATCGTGAACAATCTCCGACAGGCATCAAAAACAAAAGCGGATTTCATGACAGATAAATGGAGGCCGTCCGTCATCATATCCGTAAACGGCATGACGGAAGAATTTGAAAGCGAAGCAGGCCGGGAGGAGATATTAAAAAAGTATATCTCGGAAACGGGAGGCGGAACAAAGCCGTGGGTAATACCGGATGAGCTTATTAAAGTCGATCAGGTAAGGCCGTTAAGCCTTGCGGACCTTGCGCTCAACGACGCGGTGCAGCTGGATAAGAAAACAGTGGCGGGAATCTTCGGAGTTCCGCCATTTTTTGTGGGCGCGGGAGATTTCAAGCGGGATGAATACAACAATTTCATCCAAACGAAAATATTGTCGATCGCAACGATCATCCAGCAGGAATTGACTGCCAAGCTGCTGATCGATCCGGCGTATTACTTCAAACTAAACTACATGAGTTTGTACAGCTATTCGCTTGATACGCTCGCAAACATGGGAATGAACCTCTATACGCGCGGGATCGCGACCGGAAACGAGGTGCGGGATTTGATCGGCATGTCTCCGCGAGATGGATTGGATCAACTAGTGATCCTTGAGAATTATATCCCGCAGGGGATGATCGGAGAACAAAACAAACTGAATGGAGGTGAAACAAGTGGAGCACAGGAATGAACGGCAGATCAGGACGATGCCGTGCGTCCTGAAAACGCGGGACGAGCAAAACCCCGTGATCGAGGGGCACTTTGCCGTGTTCGATGTAGAGACAGAGCTTTATCACGGCGTGTTTGAAACGATCGACCGCGGGGCGTTTGACGGAGCGCTCGTAGACGACGTGAGAGCGCTTATCAACCACGACACGACATTGGTATTGGGCCGGAACAAAGCGGGCACTCTCGAGCTTGCAACGGACGATATAGGGCTTTTCGGTTCTATCAGGATCAACGTCGCTGATACGGACGCTATGAATCTTTATCACAGGGTGCAGCGCGGCGATGTGACGCAATGCTCGTTCGGGTTTGACATTCTGGACGAGGATTCGGAATACCGCGACGATGGGACGGCGCACTTCAAGATCAAAAAAGTGCGTTTGTACGAGGTTTCAGTCTGCACATTCCCGGCCTACCCGGACACCGGGGTAACGGCAAGAATGGCGCAGATCGAGGAACATAAAAAACGCGCTCTTGAGGCGTGGAAAGAAAAGCAAAAGGAGAGATTAAAAAAATGGCATTGAGAATGTTGATGCTCGATAAGAAGCTGCGCGAAAAGCGCGGCTTTTTTGATGAGTTGAAAAGCGTTGATTTTTCGCAGCGTGAAGCCGAGCTTGCCCAGTCTATCGAAGAGGCAAAAACGGATGAGGAACGGGCGGCCGTAGAAGAAGCGATCGCGGAATTTGAAAGCGAAAAGCGCGAAAACGAAGAAGCGCGCGCCGCGCTGGAAAAAGAGATCGGAGAGATCGAATCGGAGATTGCCGATCTGGAACGAGATGACCAACCGAAAGAACAGGAAGATAAAAAGGAGGAAAACAGAGGAATGGAAAAAGCTACGGAAAAGCGCGGGCTGCTCTACAGAGTGCCAGAAGAGCGCCGCGCAATGATACTGAACGCGCCGGAAACGCGGGATTTTGTAGAACAGATCAAAACGGCTGTTGTGGAAAAAAGAGCGATCACGGGCGCAGGGCTTACGATCCCGGTCGTGCTGCTTGATTTGATTCGCGAGAACGTATTTGAATACTCCAAACTCGTGAACAGAGTGCGGCTGCGCTCCATTAGCGGAGAAGCGCGGCAGACGATCGCGGGCACTGTACCGGAGGCAGTATGGACAGAGATGTGCGCTAACCTGAATGAGCTTTCTTTTGCGTTCAATCAGGTAACGATCGACGGCTACAAGGTTGGTGGATATGTGGCGCTTTGCAACGCCATATTGCAGGATTCCTACCTTGATATGGCGGCGGAGATCGTAACGATGCTCGGTCAGGCTGTTGGATTTGCGCTTGATAAAGCCATTTTATACGGCAAAGGCGCGGCGGGAAAAATGCCGCTTGGTATCGTGACGCGGCTTGCGCAGACGCAGAAGCCGAGCGATTACCCCGTAAATGCCCCGGCGTGGGTAGACCTGCATACGACCAACATTCTGCAGATCGCGACAGGTAAAACAGGCGCGGAGTTCTTCCAAGAACTCATTAAGGACATTGGAGCGACGCGTACGCCTTACGCGCGCGGCAATATGTTCTGGGCGATGAACTCTGTGACGTATAACCAAATGATGTCGAACGCGACCGTGATCGACGCGACGGGCGCTATCGTAGCCCGCGTAAACGGCGTGATGCCCGTTGTAGGCGGGGATATCGTCGTACTTGAATTTATCCCGGACGGAGACATCATCGGCGGCTTTGGCGACCTCTATCTGCTCGGCGAACGCCGGGGGATCGTGGTAGATCAGTCCGAGCACGTACAGTTCATTCAGGACAACACAGTGTTCCGCGCGACGGCGCGCTATGACGGGCTTCCGGTCATTCCGAAAGCGTTTGTTGCGATCAACATCAACGGGCAGGCCCCGACGACTGAAATGGACTTCGCGTATGATTTTGCGAACCGTTCCGCGGCGCTGTCCGCTCTGTCGATCGCTTCCGCAACGCTCGCGCCTGCGTTTGACGAGGACGTGACGAGCTATACGGCTTCTACAACGGAAGCGAGCGGAAAGATCACAGCGACCGCAAAAGACCCGAGCGCTACTGTAAAAATCTACGTGAACGGCGCGGGCGCGGCAAGCGATACGCCTACATGGAATGACGGTGAAAACGTGGTGCTTGTGAACGTGACAAACGGACTTAACGAGCAGAACTATACCGTTATTGTTACCAAGACGGCTGCAGCAAAAATGGCGGCAAAGGCCGCGTCGAAATAATGGCGTGGGGTGATACCGCCCTGCCTTTGGTAAAAGCCAACTTGAACATCACGCAGGATGTGAGAGACGAATATCTGACGGCGATCATAAACGGCGTGGTGAAGCAGCTGCAGGATGAACAGGGGTTAGCTTTGGACGAGGCTGACCCCTATCATTTGCAGTTTGTCGTTGACTTTTGCGCGTGGCGTTACCGTGGCAGGGGCGAGGACGGCCCTATGCCGCAAAACCTGCGCTTCCGGCTCAATAACCTTATGATCCATTTAAGCGGCGGTGATGGCGGTGTATGATTACGAACTTACGCTGATCGGCGCGTCGGAATGGGCACGGGATGACAGCGGAAACTATATCCCGAAAGAAACGCAGACTACCGTTTTATGCGACCTAAAAAGCGTGACGCGGAGCGAGTTTTATTCCGCGGCGCAGGCAGGCCTGAACCCGGAACAGGTATTTGAAATAAATGGTTTCGAGTACAACGGGGAAACGGAGGTCGAGTTTTTGGGGGAACGGTATTCCGTCATCCGTACCTACAGGACAAGCTATGAAACGATAGAGCTTACTTGCGAAAGGAAGGCAAAGCATGGCGAAAAGTCTGGAACAACAACTGAGTGACGTGCTTGTGCTCTATTCTCAAGAAGTGACAGAGCAAGTAAAAAAAGACGCAAAAACAACAGCGTATCATACGAAGGGAAAAATACAGAAAAATTCCCCGAGCCGTTCCGGGAGGTACAAAAAGAACTGGGCCGTAAAAAAAGCGTATGAGAGCGCAAACGAAGTCCGGTATGTGATTTACAACAAAAAGCCGACCTACAGGCTTACCCATTTGCTTGAAAGCGGTCATGCCAAAAAGGACGGAGGCCGCGTAAGGGCGTATCCGCATATCCGACCCGCCGAGCTTTGGGCGCAAAAGGAATTTGTAAATTTGGTTAAAAAGGCGGTGCAGAAATGACTTTAAAGGAAATGATCGCCATGCTGGAAGAAACGGGGTTCCCGGTGGCCTACGGCCACTTCCCGAAAGAGGCCCCGCCGTCCGTTCCGTATATAGCGCTTACGATCCCGTATACAGACAATTTTTTTGCGGAAAACAAAGTGTGGAAGCAGATAGCATACGGAGATATTGAGCTTTGCACCGAACATAAGGACACGGAAGCGGAGAAAAAATTAACGGACGTATTGAATAGCCACAATATAACGTGGCAGAAAACGAGCGAGGACTTCATCGAGGACGATGGGGTCTTTTCTATATTCTACGAATTTGAGGAGGTATACGATGGCTAACAAAGTACAATTCGGTTTGAGCAACGTATGGTTTGCCCTGCTGAATACTGGAGATGATGGAGAAGTAACATTCGGTACGCCGCATAAACACCCGGGCGCGGTCAATCTGACGCTCGACCCGAACGGCAGCGACACACCGTTTTATGCGGATAATGTAACCTATTACACAGCGTCGGCGAATCAGGGCTATACCGGGTCTATTGAAATGGCGCTGTTTGACGAATGGTTCCAGACAAACGTGCTCGGGAATACGCTGGATGAAAACGGGGTAATGGTCGAGAACGCGAACACGAATCCAAAGCCTGTGGCGATCCTGTATCAGGTGGAGGGAGACGAAAAGGCCGCGCGGCGCGTTCTGTACAACGTGCAGGTGAGCCGTGGTTCCGATACGGCGGCGACCAAGGGAGAGACGACGGAGCCGCAGACCTCTACCATGAACATTACGGTAAGCCCGCTCCCTGAAAACGGTATCGTAAGATCGCATACTACGCAGAACACCGACGAGGAAACATTCAACAATTGGTACAGCAAGGTTTATGTTCCGTCCGGGGAATTTACGCCGGATGTGACCCTGAAAAGCCTGTCGCTTGGGGCTTTGACGCTTGAACCGACGTTTGCGCCGGAAACGACCGCATACACGTCGACAACGACGAACGCGACGAACACGATCAACGCGCAGGCTAACGATTCAAATGCTGCGGTGTCGATCATGGCGAATGACGCGCCCGTATCAAATGGCTCTGCGATCACATGGCAGGAAGGCTCCAACACCGTAACGGTAACGGTGGAGAACGGCGGGCAGTCTAAGGTATACACGATCACCGTAACAAAGGGCGCTTAAGCATTGACTGCCAAAACCTGAAATGGTATATTTAAGATGCCGAAAAACCTAATAAGTGACATAGCAAGAGTTTGCACAAGGGCGCTTGCTTATTTGGACATAGCTTTTGTTATGTCGCTTAGGTTTTTCGGCAAAAAACTAATGAGCAAACGCCCTTTTGCGTTCGCTCCATTTTATACCAATGGAGGGTTTGGGTTATGAAAAGGTTATTGTGTGTCGTTTTGTGTATTTTACTGGCTGTCGCGATCGTGGGATGCGGTGCGCCGGAAGCAGAACCGAGTGAAAGTGCGGAGGATCAAGAAAATAAAGTATATGACAATGATTTTATAGCTGATCTTGTGAAAGGCTGTGAAGCACGTTGGGATTATGCCAATAGCGAAGAAGCGGCAGAAGGCGATGAACCTACATACTTAAAAAATGGTATAAACATCGAGCTTGAGGCAATAAGTAAATATGCAAATCTTCCATTTGAAGATAACGTATTAAAAGAAAAAGCGCTTGCATATATAAACGAATTAAACAACGGTATTGATGTTCTATCTACTTACGGAGCAGATGCTTTTTATGACAACTGGAGCGCTCATTATGACCATAGAACGCAGTTGCTTGTAGAAATAGATGAATTGTACCCGTTGACATTCGATGAAGAGTATCAAACAATATTTAATGAACTTACGAGCAATGGAAGCCAAGTGATAGAGAATAACGAAAAAGAAGATGCAGCCAACAGTCTTCTAAGTCAGTTTGAATTCGTTGAAGCCGAGAATGAATCATCATATTCTGGATTCAGGACATTTGAGGCTACCGTAGAGAATGCGACAGATTTTGACTTTGAAAATTATGGCGTTAATATAGATATACTGAATGCAGAGGGGATTGTTATTGATACGCAATATTGTTCTGTGGATAACTGGACGTCTGGTAAAAAGGTAAAAGTGGAATTTGCGGTATTTGATGATGAGTTTGCTTCGTATGAAGTCAAATTAGATTATTATGCGTAATATGCCCGATTGGTAATGTTGCAAGTAAATACAAAATCGCTTTATTACAAACGGAGGGATATTATGGCAAAATGTATAAAGTGCGGAAAGAAATCTTTCTTTCTTGAAGTAGCAAAAAATGGCGAGTGTTGTGACTGCTCTTTGGAATCTGCAAAAGAAAAATTGACTGATGAAATGTCTATTTCAAAAATAGCAGTTCAAAAATCATTTGAGTGTCCAACAAAATGCATAGCTGTGGCCATTGATGACGATAATCAAAAAATTGCAATTAGTGGAGTAAATACTACAGCCGACGAATCCTTTTTCGATTTTAAAATATATAATTTTATGGATATTGTTTCGGTTGATGTAGTTGAAGATGGAAACTCTGCAATTTCCGGGAATGTTGGTTCCACTATAATCGGAGGAATTTTATTTGGTGGGATTGGAGCTATTGCAGGCGCAGCGAAAGGAAAGAAAATAAAAAAAATATGTAAAACATTAGAAATCGAGATGCGGTTTGATAGTTTAAATGAGCCAGTACGCCAGTTAGTATATATTGATAAGACAACTAAAACAGATAGTTTTATTTACAAAAAAGCAATGCAAAATCTTAAAGAAGTATATGATATATTAAATTATGTCGTAATTCAAAATAAAAAATGTTCTGAACATTCATTGGAGAAACAAATTTCTCCAATAGATGATATACGAAAATACAAGGCTCTTTTTGATGACGGTATCATAACGCAAGAAGAATTTGAAACGAAGAAAAAGCAGTTACTTGGTATATAAATACAGTTGTTTATAGGAGAGTGAATTATTTATGGCAAAATAGAACGTTGGTTTTATTTTGCGAATGGTTTGACAATTAAAGTAAAATAATATAGAGGCACTCACACACGTGAGTGTCTTTTATTTATACAAAAAATCAAGAGGTGTGAAATGGAAAAGGTAATAAAAATCGGAGAAAAAGACGTAAGGCTAAAAGCTAACGCAATGCAGGCAATCATCTACCGCCGTGAATTTGGGCGGGATATCATGGAAGTTCAGGGCAGCATCATGAAGATGATGAAATTTGACAAAGCAGGAAACGCTGCTTTTAATTTAGACGGCATCGGCAATCTGGACAGCGTGGGGATCGTTCAAGTGATCTGGACAATGGCAAAGGCCGCTGACGCTTCCGTACCGCCGCTTGAGCAATGGCTTGAACAGTTTGATGCATTCCCCATCATGGACGTGTTTGCGGAAGCCTACGAGCTTATTTTGGCTAACTTTATTTCTACAACAAAAATAAAAAACAGAAAAGCGGCGGGGAGCTCACAACGCAAGGGTTGATTGCGGCTGCGGTGAACAGCGGGTTTTCCGTCGCGGACTTTGAATTTATGACAATAGGAATGTTGCAGGACGCTCTTTCGGAATTTACGCCCGAAAAGGACAGGATATATATAGCAACGCAAGAGGACATCGACAAATATCTGTGAGGTTAGGATATGGCACAAAGAATCAAAGGGATCACCGTTGAGATCGGCGGTGATACGCAGCCGTTAAATAAAGCGCTGAAAGATGTAAGCAAAACTGCGGCATCTTTAAACAGCGAACTGCGCATTATAGACAAGCTGCTTAAATTAGACCCGACCAATACGACGCTGTTAGCTCAAAAGCAGGAAGTGTTGGCAAAGTCTATAGAAAATACAACCAAAAAACTGAATGCCCTTAAATCAGCGCAGGAGCAGGCAAAGGCACAGCTTGAACGCGGAGAGATCGGCGCAGACCAATACAGGGTCTTGGAGAGGCAAGTCATATCAACCGAAAATTCGCTGAACCGCTTGCAAAATGAAGCGCAGCAGACGGATGAAGCGCTCAATAATGCGGGAGACGCTGCGCAAAAAACCGGAAAAGATATGAACTCCCTAAGCGTGGGCGGTGTGGCTCTTGGTACGGTCTTAGGCAATGTTGCAACAAAGCTGTTAGAGTTTGCCGGGAGTGCGGTAACATTCTTGACCGATGCGGTAGAGGAAACAAAGGAGTTCCGCTCGGACTTGTCAAAGCTCGAACAGAACGCAAAAGCGGCGGGCACGGGCATAGACGATGTAACTGACGATCTGGAATATTTTGTCGCAATCACCGACGAAACGGATTCCTCTGTAGAGGCTTTGTCTAACCTTTTAAAAGCGGGATTCACAGGGGAAACGCTGACCGACGCTGTGAACAATCTTTCCGGCGCTGTCGTTGCGTTCCCGGACACGCTTAAAATAGAATCCCTTGCAGATTCCTTGCAGGAAACGCTTGCGACCGGAGAGGCGACGGGGCAGTATGGGGAGCTGTTAGAGCGCTTAGGCGTAAATCTTGAGGACTTTAACAAAGGATTGCAGAAATGCACGACCTCCGCGGAAAAACAGCAATATGCGGTGGATATCCTCGCCAAAAACGGCATGGCAGACCTCAACGCGCAGTATAAAGAAGCGAATGCGGATTTGATCGCGTATTCTACGGCGCAGACGCGATACACGGAAATGCTCTCCAAAGTAGGCGCGGCGATGCAGCCTGTTATGACGGCGCTCACCGATACCAAAACGTTACTTCTCGAAGGAATGATACCTGCGCTTGAAACAACAGGGCAGGCATTGAGTGAAAAGCTCGCAAGCCCGTCCGTGCAAAATTCATTTAAAAAACTTGGTGAAGGGTTGGCTGAGGTTGCCTCTGCATTTGCGAATTTTGCCGTATTTATTATAGAGAATGGCGAAATGATTATAAAAATTATAGGAAGCATAGCAGCGGGCTTTGTTGCGTGGAAAATTTCGAGCATTATTCAGTCAATGGGTGGACTAAAGGCGGCTTTTCAGGCCATCATACCCGCCATAAAAAATATGGGAAAGGCAATAACGGCAGTATCTTCGTCCACAATAATCGGGGCGCTTGTTACGGTTGCGTCGATTATTGCAACTATTGCGGAATCGTTCTTGGGAGCGAGCGATGCAACAGAAACATTTAAGGATGAAATGGCTTCTTTAAAAGATGAGGCCGAAGGTATGGCGACTGAATTCGCTGCTACGCAAGAAACGCTTGCGATAAATGGAGAGACCATGAGGGGGCTTGTTACAGATATACAAGCATTAGATTCTTCTATAAAAAGCGGGAACCTTTCAGCGGCAGAAATGGCAGTTGCGCAAGGGCAACTTGCAGCCAAAACAGCAGAATACAATGCGGCGGCAGGTGAAGAAGTTCTAAAAATAGATGCCGCAACCGGAGCGATAGACGGTAGCACATCAGCGCTCGCCGATAATACGGAAGCTCTAATTGAAAACGCTCGAAAGGCAGCAGAAATAGAGGCTCTGCAAAAAGCGTTTGAGGCGCAGACCGAAGCGCAGGCACAGCAGGCGACGCAGCTTGCTGAAATTGATAAATACTACGACCAGCTTTCAGATGAACAGAAAAAATATATTGACCAAATGAAAGAAGAGGGTGTCAGCGTTGAGGCACTTTCTAATTTATGGTATGCGTCGCCTATTTGGGGAGGACAAGTAAATAATGAGATACGCGGAATTGTAGAAGGGCTGGAAGATTCTATCGACGCAGAGAAAGCGGCGGGGGAGCAGGCTGAATATTACACAGAAAAAGTGGGTGAAAGTGCGGCAGCTGATGCTCAAAGAAAAAATGCTATTGACGAGACAAATGAGGCTCTCTCGGGATTAGGAGAAGCAGAAGCGATCTACCTTATGCAACGTCTGGCAAATAACGAAGAATTAAGTCAGTCAGACCAAGATGCTCTTGACCTATGGAAATCAAACAATGCCGAAAGAGCCGCAGAACTGGAAGAACAACTGGCGAGAGAGAAAGAGATATATCAGGCCAGAGTAGACGCAGCGACGGATATGAATAACAAAATCGACCTTTCCAACCAGACATCATTGAAGCAAGCAACTGAGAATTTGGAACATAACACGCAAGTGACGCAGGAAATGGTCGCAAATCTCGATTCTTTGTATGGGAAAATACCGGAATCGCTGTATACCTATTTAGAAGAGGCGGGAACAGATCAGGCAAGACTAATCTCACAATTAGCTAATGAAATGGAAGGTGGTGGAAGTGATGTAGCCACTCGTTTTGTGAACGCTTACCTCGCAGCGATTAATGCTGGGAAATCCCCTGCAGAAGCAGCGGCGTATGCATTTGGATCGGATACGCAGACAAGTGCTGGACAGGGTATTGATTCAAACAAGGCTGCACAGACAGAATTTGAATCCACCATGCAGGAAACGGTAGATAATGTCAGCGCAATGATAGGTGCTGATGGGCCGTTCTACTGGCTCGGTATCGGCATCATAAACCGCCTTGCGTCCGGTATGCGGGATATGGCATGGAAGCTGTATGATGTGGCGGACAATGTCGTCAATACGCTGAAAAGCAAGTTTAATTTCGAGATATCCGTATCGAGCACAGGACGCGGCGCAAAGTTCCAAGGCTTTGCAACAGGCGGTATCATCTCGCGTGAACAGATCGTGCGGGTAGCGGAGCGCGGACCGGAGGCGATCATACCGCTTGACCGTTTAGGCGGTATCATTCAGGGCGTATTAGATAACAACGGAGGCGGCAGCGGCGGCAACACGTATCAGCTCAATGTATATACAAGTGATTTAAGTGACGGCGCCCAAGTACGGCTATTCAAGAACTTCAGCAAATGGGCAGGCAGGAGGTTAGATTGAGAAGATTCTATTTAGAGGACAATACAGGGCGGCGGCTTTCCCTGCAGGACAATAAACGCTTCATGTGGGAGCCGTCCGGCCTCGGCTATGCGGAGGACATCGGTTTCGCGCAGGTGGAATACGGCTTTTTCTCGGAATCCTCGCGGGATTACGCGCAGCCAAGCATCAGCGGGACAATGGTATTTATGCCGGATGTGCAGGAGCCGTATCAAACCTATCAGGAGTTTGTGGACTGGGTGAACAGCGCGGAGGGCCTGCAGCTTGTCTACGTACCGTATGGAACGCAGGAGTTGTATGTAGATGTGATCGTAACGGGGCTTGAGCTTTCGGAAAAGGAGCTGACAGGCGTCCTCGAATGCCCGGTCACATTCACGGGCACAAGCCCGTACCACAAAAAGAACCCGCTGACGTTTCTGTTCAGGACGGAGGAAAGCATCAATCCAATGAAGTTTACGTTCAAGTTTCCGTTTAAGTTCTCGGACAGCGGAGCGGGAGACGCGCAGGTCTTTACTCCGCAGGGGCATTTCCCGGCGGCAATGGAGCTGTATATCAACGGGCCGTGTTCGAACATCTACTTCAAAGTGGAGGACAGCGCCACAGGGGCGCTTATAGGCGCGCTCGACCTGTCCGGCGTATCGGTCGCGGCGGGAGACTACATCTACTATTCCTCCCGGCCAAACGCTGACGGCGTGTGGAAAGTGAGCGGCAACACACGCACCGACCTTGTGGAATCGCTCAACGAAAACGTGGCAAACTTCTTCACGATCCCGGTCGGAAAAGAAGTGCGGGCGACGCTGACAGCGGACACAACGGCAGGAACGGAGATCACGCACATTCTGCATGTGCACGAGTATTTCAAAGGGTGAAGTCATGATAACGTACATACGAGATAGACATACATTCGCACTTAAGCATCACGCGACGGCGCTCACATACGACATGACCGTACAGTCAATATATGATGAGGTATCGGATTTCAAGATACGGGGGAACGAATCTTCGGCAAAGGCCGGGGATTTTTTCTTTACGGATGGATTCTTCGGGATCATCAAAGAGGTGGACAAGGACAGGGAAACACTGGACATCACCTGTAACGACATTGATACGCTCTTTTCCCGGGATATACCGGATGATCCCGGAACGGTCGGCGGGAGCATCGAGCAGTATATAAAATCGCTCATAGATAAATATTATGTGAACCTGTCCGATGCGGTGTACGCCACGCCGTTTTTAACGGTGATCGCATCTACATCGACGGTGGGAAGCGCATTGCCGGACGTGGAAAACGGCGTCTGGAATGTGAAATCGTATCTGTCAAAGGTGCGGCGATTATATAACATTCATACTTCGTATTCCGTAGTAAACGGCGGCCTTGTGATGCGGCTCTTCCATCGCGACAGACAGACGCACAAAATCTTCCTCGACCTTTCGGACTATGAGGTTTTAGAGGAATCGTTCGCGCATGAGGCGATTGGGAAGATAACGACCATAGAGGAGGACACAGGAGCGCGGCGAGATTGGTACTTACTCACAGACGGCACTATAACGAACACCTACACCGATGAAAACCGGGTGGATGGCACATGGGAAATATTAAATGTGAGCGAGGCTGCAAACGCTGCGGAGGAGGTCAAAAACAAATTCGCAGAGAACAGCGATTCACATCTCATAGAGTTTGCATGCAGCAAAGATTATAACTTCTATGACGATCTGATCGTCCGCACAAAAGACGGGCAGGTTCTATCGAGTTACATCTCCGCGATCCGCAAAAGCAGCGACCGGAACAAGAACGTATACAAGAGCGGCGAGCTGCGGATCATGCTGGACGAAAAGCTGAACCTTTGGAAGCGGGAACAGCCGCAGACGGCAGCGGGCGGAACGGGAGAGCAGGGGCCGCCCGGCCCGCAGGGGGAACAGGGCGAGAAAGGCGATACGGGAGCGGTGTTCACCCCGGCGGTAGACGCGGCTGGAAACATATCATGGAGCAACAACGGCGGGCTTCCCAATCCTGCTACGCGGAACATACGGGGGCCGCAGGGGGAACAAGGCCCACAGGGAATACAAGGGAATACAGGCCCGCAAGGCCCGGTCGGTGCAACAGGCCCGGAGGGGCCGCAGGGAGAAGCCGGACAACCGGGCGCGGACGGAGCACCGGGAGAAAAGGGCGATCCGGGCGCTGTATTTACGCCGTCATTAAATGTAAATGGCGATTTGAGCTGGACAAACAACGGAGGGCTTGAGAATCCGGCTACGGTCAACATAAAAGGCCCGAAAGGCGATACAGGAGAGCAAGGGCCACAGGGAGAAACCGGGCCGCAGGGACCAAAGGGTGATACCGGACCGCAGGGGCCTCCGGGGTCGAGCGCGACGGTTGAGATCGCGCAGAGCACGGGAACGTCCGCTGCTGCGGTCATGAGCCAGAACGCGGTAACGAATGAGTTGAACGAGAAGATAGGGATAAGGACTTTTTAAAGGAGGGCATACATGGCATTAAACGGGCTAATATTTGACCAAAGGAACAACGATTCCAAAAACTGGCGGCGTATTCTGCATGGCATTCTCGGGGATGGGATCATAAGGGATTGCGATATCACATTTACAGCAAATTCTATCACAGTGGGAGACGGGCAGTTCATTCTGTTGGGGGGCGTGATCGCAAATGACGGCGCGGAAACGATCTCCGTAACGCCAACGCTGACAGACGGGTATGTGCGGCTTAAGTGCAGAATAGATTTAACAAAAGAAGCGCAGGAAACTGGACCCGGTCCCGTCGAATGGCTGACGGATTTTTCCACAACAACGACGTTTCCGGCGCTGACACAGGAAGATATAAACGGCACGGGGAGTATCTATGAGGGCGAGATCGCTGTCCTGCAAATAGTGAGTGGGAACATAACGGCGCTTATCAGTATGATGCCGAATGTGAGCGGAATGAACACAAGGGATTTTTAAGGAGGAATAACATGGCAAATAACAGATGGATTCAGCAGGGCTCCGCGACCACACCAAGCGGGGCACAGTATGGCGACGACGTGATCTTAAAGGACGGGTCGTTTGCAGTAATAAATAGCAGTAATGTTCCCATATGGTTTGCAATACAGGAGGAGAGCCTTGTATATAAAGGGCAACTGACATCGGCAAGCAATCTGGACAATTATTTTGGCGAACCGGGTATCTATCAGGTGGCGGCAGCGCAGGGAACGCCAAGCGCGGATGCTTACGGAATATTGCTCGTATGCAAGGCGAATACTTATTCAATGCAGTTGTATTTTTCCCGTGTGCAGAACAGGGCGTATTTCAGAACGCAGGAGAATGGACAGGCGATCACGGCATGGTTCACACTTTTTACCGCTGGGAGTAACGGAACCGGGTCCGACTTCAACAACATTGCGAAAAGCGGGAGCTACGGGATATTCGGTTCCGGAACAGATAAACATGCGCCCTATGCGGGGGCGTACGGAACCTTGCAGGTATATCAGTCCAATCAATATATCACACAAACGTTTATCAGCGTCACGGATGCAAAGACTTCTGTCCGCGCATATAACGGGAGCGTGTGGACGGCATGGAAAACGCTTTGAGGAGGAAAAGACATGTATAACCTTTATGTTAGAACGGACGAAAGCAATATCGTTACGGCTATGTATCTTGACCTGTTTGAAGAACCGAAAGAGGGAGATATCCCGGTAGAGAGCTTCGAGGGGGAATATGATTTTTCACTTCATTGCGACCGGGTATTGCAGGATAATGACGGACACTATAATTATAAGGTTTCGGACGGCAGGCTTACGCTGCGTACCGATTCGGAAAAGGCGGACGATACATTACCGGAAACAGCAGAGGAAAAGGCGGAAAAATTCGATGCGCTTTCCGCGCTCCTTGTGGAAAAAGGGATATTGACGCAGGAAGAAATAGACGGGCTGGGGGAGTGAGCGATGGGCATCGTAGAAGCAGTCGTAACGGTAGCCGTGGCGATCTTGGGAGCGGGCGGCATCGTGACGATCTATCTAAAGCACCGACTGGATAAAGAGAGGGATGAAGAGCGCCGGAAACGGGAAGCGGAGGCGGAGCACCGAAAACAGCTTGTGTTGATCGAGAATGACATAGACCTTGCCAAAAGCAAGGAGTGGATGGCGCTCGGCAAGATATTGAAATCCATCGTGGACTGCCTGCACGGAGAAAAGCCGAACGGACAGCTTACAGCGGCCTATGATAATTACTTAAAATCAGCGGAAGAATCCGAGCTTCTCTACAAAAAGAAGCGGATATTTCTGGATAGTGAACAATGACGCATCTGCGTCTTTTTTATTGGAAAGGAGTTTAGTATGCAAAAAATAGCAAGACAGACAATGATCGATTTTGTCAAACAGGAAGCGGCGCGCGGCTCAATTTATGTATGGGGCGCGCAGGGGCAGCGCGGCGGACAGATCACCGAGGATTGGATCAGAAAAATGGAAACGTCCGCAACGAACGCGAACAGAGCCATTTCTCTTTGGAAGAAAAATAAGGGGAAATACGATCCGAACATGATCGGCGCGTTCGATTGCTCCGGCCTGATCGGCGCGTGCCTCAACGCGAACGGAAACGCGGGATTTGACGATACGGCAGACGGCTATAGGAATCGGTGCGTTTCCATAGATAAAGGCGCCCTGCAGGCCGGCGATCTCGTTTTTGAGTACAGCAACGGAAAGTCCGGCCACGTCGGTGTATATATTGGAGACGGAAAGGTCATAGAGGCACGGGGCCGTGATTATGGAGTTGTAGAAACAGACCTGAATGCGCGGAACTGGAAGAAATACGGCAGACCGGATTTCATGTATACAGATGGAAATGCTCCGGCCGCACCCTCGAAGCCGACATACACCAAAAAGTCATTTACACTTGACCATGTTGTGAAGAAAGGGAGCAAGGAAGCGGTTGTTGGCTCTATCCAGAACAATCTAAAGGCGATCGGCTATGATATTGGCGCAGCCGGGCCGAATGGAGACGGGATCGACAACAACTTCGGCACAAAGACGGATGCCGCTGTAAGAGACGTACAGAAGAACGGCGGCGTGAAGATAGACGGACAGGTTGGAAAGAACACAACGCCGCTGCTCGGCGGGACATGGACGGAAAAGAGCGCACCCGCGGCGTCTATCCCGAAACTGAACAGGGTACTTAAATATGGCTGCAAGGGCGACGATGTGCGCATGATGCAGGAGCGCCTCAATGCACACAAGGCAAATGTGGGGAAAGCGGATGGTGAATTCGGAGATAAAACAAGGAGAGGGCTCCATGCGTTCCAACAGGCGAGAATCAACGAGGGCAGAGATGTTGGCTGCGGCTATAACGGAAACAAGCCCGATGATAAGTGCGGAGAATTGACGTGGGCAATGCTGTGGGAGCCCGCGCCGGGGGAATAAGGAAAGGAGAAAGTAAAATGAGTAAAATCAACTGGAAAGTACGGGCGAAAAGCCCGCAGTTTTGGATCGGGCTTATTGGTGTGGTCATGTCGCCTGTCCTTGCGTATCTTGGGCTTGGGTTTGAGGACCTGACAACATGGGATAGTGTGGCGAACGTATTCGTACAGTTCTTCACAAATCCGTATCTGATCGGCACAGCGGTCATGGCGGTCCTGTCGTTTATCGGGGTGCTGACCGATCCGACGACGAAGGGAATTGCGGACAGCGAACAGGCGCAGGAATATACCGAGCCGAAGGGCTGATTGAACTCAAAAGAAGCAAAATGCGGAGATTTTCTCTCCGCATTCTTACTTCTTGAAATCAAAGGTATATTTTAAATGCCTTCTTGCCGTAGTTTCGGGCATAGTATGTAATACCGTTTTTGGTAAACGATGCCCGGAATATATACTTTTTCATTGTTCATGCTCGACCAATCCTTTCTGGCCAAGAATTTGTTCTTGCACATATTATCATATTGTGGTATAATAATGCTACATATTTTAGGGTGCAAATTGGGTTGTAACTTGGCCTTTGTTCCCATCTATTTTAGCAGCGGCTCCGCAATAGTCGCTGTTATTTTATTTTACTTAACTGATAACTGGCCGCATCATACGACACTCCACAACGCTGAACGACCTCATCTAATTTCATACCACGAACCAGATGCGCGGGTATCATGATTTCTCCTGCTAAACATTTGGCTTGCCATTCTGGATCGCAATACGTTGGTAAAGTTTCGCTGTAGTTTCGCTGTAGTTTTACCCCACTAATCTTAAGTAACAACGCGTGCGACATCTCGTGCATTACGGTCATGCGATCCCGACCAATCCCATTACATGCGCCATCATAAACGCTTTGTCGAATCCTGATACAATTATGCTCGAGTGAGTAATCTGCATGTACACCAGGGGGGAGATCATTTTCCTCAACCACAGCATAGTAGAAATCATCTTCTCCAATTATTTCGGGATAAAATTCTAAAAAATTCATGACGGGGAATCGAAAAATATTTTCTATCTTTAATTCTTTTCTTATATCAAAAGCATATCTTCGTAGATCATTTCGGCTAAGAGGTTCCGCCCTATAAAACGATTTTGCCAATTACATTACCTCCCGGATGAATTCTGCACAATTTGCAGAATCTTATCGGCCAAGTCATCTGGCATAGTGTCAAAAGCACGGGCGAAAACTAATGCCGCTTCTCGTTGTTTGTTTTTAGAGTTTTGCAAATTAAGCTTTATAACTTTGGTCGTTTGATCCGCGAGATCCATTAGTTCCATTTTTTCAGAACCGGATAACTCATAGTGATCAGCAATTCTGTCTACCCAGTCGAGAGGGACACTCTTTTTACCCGTTTCAACAGCAGATAAAAAAGAAGTAGACACATCTAAAAACGTCGCCATATCCTTTAATATCTCCCCACGATCAATCCTTAGATGCCGCAGATATTTTCCAAATTCGGTTATCATGGTATCTCCCTTTCTTTGATTCCCTTTATGCAATATAACATATTAATGAAAAATAGTCAACCTATTGGTTGAAAAATTTTATAAATCGTAATTTATACGTGTCCGGAACCGGATTAGACAACTAAAGACCGCCTGCATCGGGTTGATGTGGGCGGTTTTTTGATTTTATAAACCTATGTAGATAATTCTAATTTTATATTGCTTTCATTAAAAATGAGGATTAAAATGAAAGCACAAAACAGTTTTTACATACATCAGATACAAGGGAATAGTGTTTGAGATTGACGGCTGCCATTCATGCCGCCTATGCGTAGAAGCGCGAAAGGAGAGAGGCTTTATGGAGTGGAAATTCATGGTTGTTCAGCGGCGCTATTGTAACGGGGAATACGAAGCAGATATCTTTGATAAGAGGGATTTTTGCAAAGAGGATTTTCCCGAAAGTAAACAGTATGAGCAGAGATTCTGCCCGTGCGGGAGTTTTGAAAAAGCGGTGCAGGAGATGATGCACTGGCATTCGGATGCTTGATACATAATATGGAGAAAGGGCCGCTTGCGCTGATGCGTGAGCGGCCTCTTTTTTTTTACAAAATTTTTAATGTTTTTTAGTATTTTGCTTGACATACTTATATAAGTATAGTATAATAAAAACATGGAAAGGGGGTGAACAAGATGTGAAAAAGAAGACAAAAAAGAAGCTCTTAAAACTTCTGGAAATCGTAACAATGTTCGCCACATTGACCGAAGCGATAATCGAAGTAATAAGGCTTCTCAGCGGGGGCTAAGGCCCCCGCCCCTTATAGGGTGACTTAAGTATAACAGGATAAATTGAAAAATACAAGGGGTGATAATATGATAATGGATATAATATCTTTAGTATTAAGTTGTATCGCCGCGGTTGCGAGTATTGCGGCGCTGGTGATCGTAAAACGACTTGAAAAAGCGGGAGATGATGAATAATGGCTGGAACGTCAAGTACTGTAAAAAACAGATGGAATAGGAAGAATTATGATTCGGTTCTTGTTATGCTTCCGAAAGGCATGAAAGAGCGGTTAAAAGCAGCGTGCGAAAAAGACGGGATCAGCATGAACAGTATTTTTGTAAAAGCGGCTAAGAACTATCTGGGGGAGGAGTGA